TGGTCTTGGAACTATTAGTGCTGGAATAACAACATCAACAGAACTTACATTTGTTCCTGCTCCAGGTATAAATGTTGATGTCAGAGTTATGCAATTCTCTCTTGGTGCTGTTCGAAGTGGTATTCCTGAAAATATTATAAATCTTGGATCCGTTGGATCTGTTGACTTTGCTAATGGAACCTTCCAGGGAACCGAATTGGCACGTAGAAAGGACTTTGATCTTTATCAAGATGGTTATCCCATCTTTGAGAAGATTGTTGACCCATCTCAAGTAATATCACTCACCAATTCAACTCTATTCCTACCAAACCACTTCTTTGTTTCTGGTGAAGAAGTTGTGTATGACACTGGATTGGGTGGACAACCAATTGGTATTGCAACAACCACAATCACCGGTATTGGTTTGACGGATAAACTCCCATCAACATTCTATGTAATTAAGATTGATGATACCGTATTCCAAGTTGCTGGAAGTGTTGAAGATGCTCTTGTGAATGATTATCTAACGCTGACTGGGGTTGGAGTTGGCACAGAGCATGTTATTACATCAACTGGACAGAATAGTAAGTGTATAGTTACACTTGATAATGTTATTCAATCTCCTATTGTATCAACTGCTGTCACAACATCTCTTGATGTTGGTGTTGGTGTTGCTGAAGAGGTATTGACATTTGCTGGTATTACCTCATTCTTTGCTGGAGATTTTGTTAAAGTGAATAATGAGATTATTGTAATAAGATCTGTTGGATATTTGGGTGCCAACAACGACGTTCTTGTGAGAAGAGCACAACTTGGTTCTGCCGTTGGAAGTCATTCTGTTGGATCTGTAATTAGAAAAATTTATGGTGACTATAATATTGTAGGAAACACCATTAACTTTGCAGAAACTCCCTACGGCAATTTGCAACTATCTGGCAGTAGATCCGATGAGCAAGATTATTTTGGATTGGATGTTCGTTCATCATTTAGTGGAAGAGTATTCCTGAGATCTGGAATTCCCGGTGGAACAGAAGAACCATATTCAACAAACATCGTATTTGATGATCTTTCTGCTACATTTAATGGAATTACAAGTCAGTTCTCACTTAAGTCTAATGAAATAGATGTAACCGGATTTTCTACAAGTAATGCAATTGTTCTTCTGAATAGTGTGTTCCAATCGCCACAAAATATTGACTACAAACTCACCGAAGTTTCTGGAATCACTTCAATTACATTCACCGGTGATACTAATGCATCAAATTACGATGTAAACAACACATCTCTACCTAGGGGTGGTTCAATTGTATCAGTAGCAACATCTGAAGGATTTGGTTATCAGGCAAGGGTGTCTGCGGGTGCAACAGCAACTGTTTCCGGTCTTGGAACAATCTCAAGTCTGTCTATTGGAAATACTGGCGGTGGATATAGAGGAAGTTCAGAGTATGAGATTCTCGCTGTTGTTGACCATCCAGTTGGAGTAGGAACAACAGTAATCTATCTCGCAAATACGGAAGCAGTTAGAAATAAACTTGCATATTCAACAACTAATAGAATTAGTGTTGGGACTGCATTAACTAATGTTTCCATCGTGAGTGTTGGAAATACATTCATTACAGTTGGTGTTGGTAGTGGACCATCCTCAGCAATTTCTGCTGGGACATATGCACATGTTGAACTACTTTCTCCAACAGCAGGATTGGTGAACATTAGTGTTGCGCAAACTGATATTAATAATCGTGAATTTATTGGATTCACAACAATCGTTGCCGGAAGAATTTCACCAAACTATGTGATTACAAATCCCGGATCTGGATATACAAATACTAACGAACCTGTTGTTATTATCGATGATCCACTCCCATATACCAACATTCCTTTGGAGTATTCTAGCGAATCTGCTGTTGCTGGGATTGGAACAGAAACTTTGATTGAAATTGTTGTTGGTTCGGGATCAAGTGTAATCTCCTTTGAGATTTTGAATGCTGGATATGCGTATGGTAATGGAGAAATTCTAACAGTTCCTATTGGTGGTCTTACTGGAATTCCAACAGATGTCACCAAACCATTTAGAGAGTTCCAAGTAACTATTGAAGCAATTCAAGCAGATGATTTTGTTGGATGGTCTATTGGAGATCTACAAGTTCTTGATTCCATAGATTCTCTATTCAATAATGTCAACGTCACTTTCCCACTTTCATTTAATGGTGAAAGAACAAGTATACGCGCAAGAACCGGTTCAAACGTTCGCGAAGATGCTCTATTGTTGGTATTCCTAAACAACGTCCTACAAGTTCCGGGTGAGGCATATGAGTTTGATGGTGGTTCTACACTAACATTCTCATTCCCACCAAGATTTGGTGATAGATGTTCGATCATTTTCTATAGAGGAACAAGTTCTATTGATACGGTTGATGTTGAAGTTCTTGATACAATCAAAGTTGGTGATAAAGTTACTCTAAATGATAGTGACATTCTTTACCAAGAGGATCCTAGACTTGTTACTGATGTTGTTGCGACTGATGCTGTCACTACAAACATTTACTTTGGTGCTGGTATTAATCCAGACGAAACTTATGTGAGACCACTATCTTGGACACGTCAGACTGAAGATATTATTCTTGATGGTGAAGAAATTGGTAAAGATAGAGAACTTTATGAAGCAAACATCTTCCCAACTACCGTAGCAATTAAGGACTTTACAGCATCTTCAACAGAAATCTTTGTTGATAATGTTAGAACATTCTTTGACCATGATAGAGAATATACTGCTGTCCTTGAGGGCGACCAAGATGATATTTTTGTTCATGACAACAAGAACGTTGTGGCAGCAGCTGCAACTTGTACTGTTTCTGTTGGTGGATCTATTACTGCAGTCACCATCACAAATGGTGGTGTTGGTTATAGTGAGGATGTAACACACACTATATCTTTCGGCATTTCTTCTGGAATTACATCAACATCAAGAGCAACTGGTACGGTTGGAGTTACAACTTCCGGTTCAGTAACCACACTGAGTATTACTAACGCGGGTGATGGATATTCGGTTGCTGCTATTGAAGCGATCTCCGTTCTTTCAAATGGGACTGGGTGGACAAATACTGGATCAGAATATACATTCTCAAATGTAAGACTTAAGAATAAAACTGGCAGCGGAACAAATGCCTTGGTTGACATCACCATCATTAATGGTGATGTTGATAGAGTTGAAATAACCGGAAGTGGGTATGGATATCAAGTTAATGATTATCTGTATGTTGATGTTGTAAACTTCGAAGGAACTAATGTTGTTCTCTCCACTCCACTACAACTATTGGTTACTTCTATTGCTGCTCCACCAGTATTGATTAATGAACCAACGGTTGCTAAAGAATTGATGTCAGTAACTTATGAGGGTGACTTTGGTATTATCTCTGGTATTGGTACAACCTCATATACAGGTGTCACTACCGGATTGGTGTTTGACTTTGTAATCCCAAAAAATTCATTCCTGCGCGACACTTATGTAAGTGGTACAGTTGGAGTTGCGACCACAGGAGTAAGTGGCATTCAAACTGGTTACTACTTCATGATTTCAAATTCCAACGTTGGAGATAAGGTAATTTCTCTGGAAAGTGACAATACTCCTATTGGAATTGGAACCACATTCCTTAACAATATCTTTAAGGCAGAAGCAGTTTCTATCGCTCAAACACATGCGATTGGACTTGGACTAACTTGGGTCGCAAGAGTCACAACTAAGGTTAATGACTATACTGACTTTATTGGTCTTGGTCATAGCAATTTCTTCGGTGAGTATTCATGGGGAAGACTTTACGATCTTCAAAGAGTTGGTGGATCCGCCTTTGGTGCATATAGAGGTGAAAACTTAATCACATATAGTGAATTTGAGCAGAGTTGGACAGAGACTGGAACCATTACAGTTTCTTATATTCAGGATTCTCCATTTACACAAACTTATGGTGCAAAAATTGCCACCGCAGCAGCAGATACTGGATTGACAATCGCAACAGTATCACTTGTTTCCGGAACAAATTATACCTACAGCATCTATGTGAAACCAATTTCCGGATCCAAAAAGATCTACTTTGGAAGTAATACTGGCACAACAGCATCAGTTTCTCTTGACTTTGATGCATCAATCCCAACTATCACAAATAGAAGTGGAACAACAACTAATGAAACTTTGATTCCACAGGAAAATGGGTGGTATAGGGCATCATTCACATTTAACGCAGGAGCATCTGCAGCACACAACTTCATCGTGTATAATACTACAAGTGACAACACATTTGTAGTATGGGGTGCTCAGGTTGAAAGTGGTGTTGATTTAACTCCATATTCCAAGGTTACTCACACACCAGTATATAGAAATACCGCAGTTACTGACGAAAATACCTACCCAGTAATCAGAAGATTTAATAATCTTAGGTATAGGGGGTATGTTATTTGATTACTAAATAGATAAAAAACTATTGAAGTAATGTCTGCGATTATCACCGACCAACTAAGAATTTTGAATGCGAAAACGTTCGTAAATGAAGTTTCATCTACGGACAATTCGTATTATATGTTTGTAGGGCTGCCAAACGCAACTGAGGTTGATTCAAACTGGGATAATGCACCCCCAGCACCTAAGGATAGTTTTGATGAGGAGAATAACTATTGGGATTCCATGATCTCCATGATCAAAATTAAGCCTGAAGATGTTAAGCAGGTCATTAGAAAAAACCAATGGAGCTCTGGAGTCACATATGATCTATATCGTCATAATATTACAAGAACTAACCCCTCTCAGCCCTCTGGTTCAACTAGCCTATATTCGTCAAACTATTATGTAATTAATAGTGATTTTAGGGTTTACATATGT